CGGTTCCCGCTGAGGTAGCGGCTCCCGTGATGTAAGGATCATGATCACCGTGACATGTAAGGATTGCCGGTTCTATTGTGTGGACGGGACTTGCCGCAGGTTCCCGCCCGCTGGAAGGCCTAGTTGTTGGCCTACTCTCAATGCGAACGACTGGTGCGGCGAGTTCGAGGCCAAGAAGATCATGATACCACTCACCGAGGGAACCGTCGTCCAATGCAACGTCGCACCAGCCACCCCGCGGGAGATCGAGCCCGGAGGCATGCAGGCGCTTGAGGAAGGTGTGGCTCCGAAGGTCCGGTTCCAGCGGAAGAAGCCTGCTGTGTCCGACCTCAAGGAGATTCAGGAAACACCGTTGTTCGGAGGCGAATGATATGGCTGAATACCAAGGCAAGAAAGTAACGCTCAACAAGCCATTCTACACTCCGGGCGAGAAGAAGAAGAAGGCGGTGTATGTTCGCAATCCGAAGGGTACCGTGATCAAGGTCCGCTTCGGTGATCCGAATATGGAGATCAAGCGTGATGATCCAGAGCGTCGGAAGAACTTCCGAGCGAGGCATAACTGCGATACTGCTACGGACAAGACCACGCCGCGGTATCACTCGTGCAAAGCGTGGTGACCCATTTCCAACATGAAGAAGAAATCCAAGTTCAGTAAATTGGCCAACGAACTCCGTAAGGAAGGGGCCGATGATCCCAAGGCACTCGCCGCGTGGATCGGTCGCAAGAAGCTCGGTGCCGCTGAGTTCATGCGCCGCGCCGCCGCGGGTCGCAAGAAGGCCGCAAAGTAACCATGATCTCCATCATCGCACGAGTCCGCGCTGCTTGGACATTTGGCCGACATCAGTGCTGGGTAAATCCCCTGCCGTGGCGCAAGGAGGATGCCAACGCACTGAGCAACTTCTTCAAGAGCGATAGCGGGAAACGCTTCAAAGACGCTTTGCTGAATACCGTTCTCATGCAGAACGCTTCAGCCATAACTGACCGAAACCATTTGCAATACTCATCGGGCTTTGCAATGGGTCAGGCCAGTCTTGTGAAGGTCATCGAGATGATGGCCGACCAAGAATCAATTACGGGGCAGGAAGATGATCCGGATTCTGCCACGAACACATAGGATCAAAGTTGCGGTTGTTGGTCTGTGCGGACCAGCAAACGAGTAAAAGCACAATATGGCAGATGATACACTGAGTGCCGATGCGATGCTCGCCTTGGCCAACGACTACGATGCCGGTGTCGATATCGACAGCCAGCCAAAGGAGCAGTCTCCAAGTACCAATGAGACGGCTCCGGTTGAGAGCGAATCCTCAAATGAGAATTCGGCCAGCAAAGAGGTCGATGGTGGCGAGCAGGAAGTAGGCACGAGCCGATCGGAGCCCGAAGCGAAGGCCGAGAAGAAGACGGAGCCGAAGACGGAGAAGGACAAGAGCAGCAAATTCGCCCAGGAACAGAACCGAAAGGCGAAGACCTGGGAGCAAATCAACGCTGAGAAGGAGGCCCTCAAGGCCGAGCGCGAGGCGGTGAGGCGGGAAAGGGAGGAGTGGAGCAAGCAGCGGGAGCAATCCAAGGCTGTTGAGACCAGTTCCTTCCGAGATGAGAAGGGCTACACGGCGGAGGACTACGAGGCTGCGGCCAAGGAGTTCGAGGCCGATGGCGATTCTCAGTTGGCCAAGGCAGCGCGAGCCAAGGCTGATGGAGTCCGAAAAGCTGCTACGGAGCGACAGCAGAAGGCGCAGCAGGAGAAGTTCGCAAAGGCATGGTCTGATTCGTATGCACGGTTGTCCGAGAAGGAGACTTGGCTGAAAGATCAGAACAGCCCCGAGTACAAACGTACTGTAGAACTGCTCCAGAAGGTGCCGATGCTGACATCAATGCCCGATGGACTCGTCCATGCGGTGGAATTGATGAAGCTCCAGGACACTGCGTCCAAGGCTCAGTCGATCGAGGCCGAGAACAAGGCTCTGAAGGAACAACTCAATAAGCTCCAGCAGAAGACCGCTATTGGCAAAAGCGTACCGGCAGGACAACCCCCCAAGGCTGAGGAGAAAGATTTCTCGAAGCTGTCTCTCAAGGAGCAGAGGGAGGCGCTGTTGAAAGCGTCGAGGGCGTTCGACCGGGACGAAAACTGATAGCACAACCACAACTCAAATATGCCAGTTACTACTTCAACCACGCTCACGAGCCAGTTCCAGAACTACTTCAGCAAGGAGCTGCTCTCCATCGTTCAGCAGGAGACGATCCTCGATCAGTTCTCCATGAAGGCTCCGATCCCCAAGAACAATGGTAACAAGGCCATCTCGATGTTCCGTTTCGGACCGCCGAGCGTTGGCAGTGTTCAGACCATCAGCTCTGAGGGTACCCCGATCAGCTCCGCCAACTACCGCGCTCTGGCCCTCAACAGCCTGAGCAAGTCGCTGGCTCAGTACGGTCAGGTGATCGGTTTGACCGACATCCTCCGCGCCACCGACCTGTTCAACTCCATGCAGCAGGCCACCAAGACCTCCGGTCTGGATATGGCCCTCTGGGTTGACTCCGTGATCCGCAACGTGCTGGTTGGCTCCAACCTCACCGCCAGCGGTTCGTCCATCGGTTCCGCCGCCGAGGGTGGTGGTACGTTCGACAACTCCGACGCTTGCGGTACCGCCGCTGCCTCGGGTGGTACCTGCGTGTACGGTAACCCTGCCACCCTGACCACTCAGAGCTTCGTTGGCCTGAACGCCGACACGACCGCTGCCAACACCACGATGACCGCTTCGGCTGTCCTCGATTCCATGACCCGCCTGAAGCGCAACCGCGCCCCGCTGATCAACGGCGGCTACGTCCTGGCCACCGATCCTCGTGTGGCCCGTGACCTCATGCGCGATGCCGACTGGTTGAACGCGTCGAACTACGGCAACAAGGGCCAGCCGTTCTACAAGGGCGAGGTCGGCTCCATCTACGGTTGCCGCGTTGTCACCCAGACCAACTCGTTCGTCAGCACCGGCTCGGCCACCGAGAACGACAAGTTCGTGTATCAGGCGACCGCCGCGGGTGGTGGTCTGGCCGCTGGCAAGGACATCATCGCCTCGTTCTTCTTCGGTAACGAGTCGTTCGGTATCCCTGCTCTGACCGGTGATGATCCGTTGTCCCCGCGCATCGTGATCACCGACACCCCCGACAAGTCGGATCCGTTGAACCAGCTCGTCACCGTCGGCGTGAAGCTGTACTTCGCCGCTCTGCGTCTGGCCGCTGGTAACACCGGCTCCACCGGCAACCCGGTGTGGTATCTTGTCCATCGGACCAAGACCTCGACCACGCTGTAATATGCGACCCAGGACGGCCACTATCATGGTGATCGCCGTCAGCCCGAAGGGGCATCATCGTAATGGTGGTGCCCCTTCTTCTCATTCCGCTTGCGGATGCGAAGAGGCTGACAACAATGCGCCCATGATTTCGATTCCAGTCGAGGCCCTTTCCACCGATATGGAGGATGGCCAACAGGCTATGCCCGAGGTTGGTGATGAAGTGGTTTTGGACGATGTTCGCGGCGTTCTCAAGAAGCTGGAGAACGGAGAAGCCTACGTCGAAATCCGCAGCGTCAACGGCATGCCCGCCGAGTACGAGAACAAGGACGACAAGGAGATGTACTCCAAGAAGCCCATGGATAAGGAGTCCATGATGAAGATGGCTGCGGATTACGACAGCGAGATGGAGTCCTAAGATGCCGATCTACACCTTCGAGAACAATGGTCAGTGCATCGAGCACATCGCTCCGATGGGTACTGACTCTGTTGTCCTTGATGGGAAGCGGTGGAAGCGACAGCCGGTGGCCCGCTTCGGGGTCACCGGTTTTGCTTCTGAGCCGGGACTCAAGGACCAAGTGAAGAAGGGATTCAGCCGTCTGGAAGACCGCCAAGGATCCCGCTTCGAGAGCACTTTCACCAAGAATCAGATTCGCAAGATTTGGGACATATGAGCGACGTATCTAATCAGGCCATCGAGTATTCGATGGGACAGGGCGGCTTCCAGCTCGTGACCGCCACCACGCTGACCACTGGCCCGTTCGTGGCTCTGACCATCATCAGCCCGACCACCTTCACTTCGATCACCGGTGGCAACATCAGCGGATCCTGGTCCACGGCGACCATCCCTGCTGGTATTACGCTGCCGGGACCGATCACGAGCTTCCAGATTTCTAGCGGTCAGGTGATTGCGTTCAATGGCGTGATTCAATCGTGACACTCTCTCTCGGCACACGACTGGTATCGAACGGCGGGGGTAGTGTTACCCCTGGCGATCTGCCGATCTTGCGCCGGGATCTGCTTCAGGAGGACGACTTCTTCGTTCTGCTGGAGGATGGTGACAAGATCGTCATCACGTTTGGGACTTTCGATTCCGTCTTGTTGGAGGACGCGTCGTTCCTGCTGCAAGAGGACAGTGGCAAACTCATCATTCAAGCTAACTAACAGTTTATGGCAGACACGAAAATCACAGCACTGACGGCGATCACTTCGATTACGCCGGCTACGTTCCCGCTTCCTATCGTTGATCTTCTCGATACTACGATGGCGGGTTCTGGAACCACCAAGAAGGTGACCGTGAACCAGATTCTCGGTTGCGGCGGCACCGCCACCCTCGCCTCCGCCACCATCACCGGCGATCTGACGGTGGATACCAGCACCCTGAAGGTGGATTCGGCGAACAATCGGGTGGGTGTTGGGACGGCAAGTCCTGCTTCAACACTTGATCTGAGTGCCAACGACGGAACCATGGCTATCTTCCGTAGCTCTGGTGGTCTTTCCAATGATAAGCGTTTAACTGTTAAATCAGGAGGAGGGTCTGTTGTATTCGACATCTCTGATAATAGCAATACAGCTACATCAAGAGCTTACGAGTTCAATCAGGCTGGAACTCTATCCATGAGCCTAAGTGCAATAGGAAACTTTGCGGTTGGCGTTACTCCGAGTGCGTGGGGAAGCAACAATAAAGCAATTCAGGTTGGAGCAAACTCAGGTTCGATTTCATCGAGCGGTTCAGGTAATACGTCAAGCCGCTTCAGCCATGGATGCTATTTCGACGGCACCAACTGGTTGTATTCTGTTTCAAGCGTTGGTGCTGCTCGTTATGAAATTACTGGAGCCAACGCTGGAAGCACTCATGCTTGGTACACTTCTGCTGGTGGAACCTCTGGAAATACAATCACGTTTACTACAGGGATGACGCTCGACGCCAGTTCAAATCTGGCTGCTGGAGGTTATGTTCGTGCTGCCGCAAGAACCCAGATCGGTGCTGGTTACATTGGTGACATCAATGTTTCTGGAAATAACAGAGGTCTATTTTTTGGATCTGGTGGACTCCTTCCTGCGAACGGAACTGGAACCTCATCGGACAATTCATACAACCTTGGATCTGGAACTGAACGCTGGGCCACGGTTTATGCTGGTACTGGAACGATCAATACCTCTGATCGAAACGAAAAACAGGACATTGCTGATCTTTCAGCCTCAGAAAAACTTGTTGCTTCTAGCATCAAGCAACTCGTGAAGAAGTATCGTTTCAAAGACGCTGTTGCCTCTAAGGGTGAAAATGCTCGAATCCATGTCGGATGGATTGCTCAGGATGTGCAGTCTGCGTTCGCCGCTGAAGGCTTGGATGCCTCCGATTATGGAATGTTCTGTTCCGACAGTTGGTACGAGGTGAACGGAAGCTCGGTCGATTCTGACGGAAAGCCTTACACCTCCGAAAGCGAGAATGCTGTTGCCAAGACTCGTCTCGGTTTGCGCCATGATGAACTGCTCGCATTCGTTGTTTCTAGCCTCTAATTCACACCACCATGACCACCATCTCCATTGTCTGGATCATCGAACGCCTTCTCGTCAAACCCACCGAAGGCACCTACTCAGATGTCGTCATCACCGCCGACTGGAGGTGCAACGGCTCGCAGGATCAGTACAGCGGCACCTGCTACGGCTCCTGCTCGTTCGCTGCGCCCAGCGGATCGTTCACGCCGTATCCTGACTTGACGCAGGAACAGGTGCTTGGCTGGTGCTACGCAAACGGAGTCGATAAGACCGCCATCGAAGCGAACGTGACGCAGCAGATCAACAACCAGATCAACCCGCCGGTCATCGCTCCGCCGCTGCCGTGGGTGCCGGTTCCGCCGCCACAACCCGAGATGATCGTGCCTCCGATGCTGCCTCAGGTGACGCCGGAAATCGTTGCGGACGCGCCCGTGGTCGCTGATGCTCCCGCCGCATGATCAAGATCGAACTCACACTGCAACAGTTGCAACAGCTCACCCAGCTCCTCGTGATCGGGATGAAGGCTGGAGACGTTATGAATATGAAGGTTGGACTTCCTTTGTACGAAAGCATTGAAGCCCAAGTGAACGCACAGCAGCAGCACAAGCCTGAGTAACCCATGGACGCTTCCAACCAAGGCGGAACGAACGGCCTAGCCCTTTCGCTCGGAACCGCGGCGACTGCGACCGCAGCGTCGATGCTCCCCCAGCTCACGGACGGGATTCGATTCCTCTCCGCCTTGGTTGGCCTTGCCGCCGCCTGCGTTGCACTTTACAAAGCCCTGAAAAAATGAAAAACATCAAAACTACACTCGCTGGCGTTGGCGTCATTCTCGTTGCTATTGGAAGTGCTCTCAAATCCGTGTTCGATGGCGATCCTAGCACCAACGTCGATCTGACCGCCACCATCGCTCAAGTGACCGTTGGCATCGGCCTTATCTGGGCCAAGGACGCCGAGAAGAAGGCCGAGTAACATCCCGCCAGAACGGCAATGCATCGCCAGCGGGATTCACACCTCGCTGGCTTTTCCATTATGGACCCAATCCTCAGCATAGCCCAAGGAGTGGCCAACGCCACGCTCAACAAGATCATAGATCAGAAAGACCAAACCCTTGAAGATGGACAGAAAGACAATCGCCTACGCGACGATCTCCTTGCTCGCGCTGATGCCGCTGGGCTGCGCCCCAACAAGAGTGGTGATGGTCCCGCCAGGACAACCCGTCAGACTGGCTGAAAACGTCAAAGCCCATGTGTGGGCCAAAGATGCCAGCGGTAACACCGTCAAAAGCCGAAACCGCGTGACAATCCACGAGGGTTGGTACGCACTACCTCCAAGAGAATAGTATGGGAACACCACTCACAGGCAGTACCGTCGCCAGCACCTACACTGGCCTGCTGAAGACAGCCGATAACGCCACGCTGACAGGTGTTCTCAGAACACTCAGCGACGGCAGCGGAAACGATTCCGCACTCCAAGTCTCCACCACCGCGCTCAACTCCACCGGAGACTTCAGTGTCGCAACCAGCCGCTTCACGGTCGCTTCCGCCAGCGGAAACACCGCTGTGGCCGGTACCCTCAACGTCACCGGTGCCACCTCCCTGAGCTCGCTTATTACCAGCGGCAATGCCACGATCGGAGGAACACTCGGAATCACCGGTGGCCTCACGATTCCCGGCACCCTGTCAGTCACCGGCACCTCCACGCTCACCGGAGCAGTCGGAATGGGAAGCACACTCAATGTCACCGGACTCTCCACATTGGCCAGCCTTGGTGTCACCGGCGCTGCTACCGTCGGAACCACGCTGGGCGTCACCGGACTCTCTACGCTCGCCAGCCTCGCGGTCACCGCAGGATCCACGCTCGATAGCCTCGCGGTTACCAATGCGGCCACGATTGGTACCACGCTCGGGGTAACCGGTTTGTCCACCCTGGCGATCCTGTCGGTGACAGGGGCTGCTACCGTGGGATCTACACTCGGAGTCACCGGAAATACCACGCTCACCGGAGACCTCGCGGCCAATGGCAACACCACACTGGGCAATGCCGGCACTGACACGCTGACGCTCAACTCGGACAACATCACCGCTCCGAACATTTCGACGGTCACCGTTGATCTGGCCAACGACAAGGTGCTCATCTCCGATGCAAGCGACTCAAGTAAGGTAAAAGTGGTGACAGCCAATTCACTTGGCATCAACGCATCCAACGCTCCTCAGTGCGTTCAGCAGGTTGCTGATGATCGATACAACTACACTGGATCGCTCACTGGTCCTGGAACCGAGATCGCCTCTGTAACAAGGTCAATCACTCCTCGGTCCACTTCGTCCAAGATTCTGGTCAGCATCGTCCTGAATTACTCAACACTGGTTAACGCCTCTCAATTCGTATTGTTCCGTGTAACCAGAAACGGAACCGAGATCGGCACTTCGATTGGCACAGGCCAGAAAGGTATTGCTTCAGGAAGCTACGAAGACGGTGAGGTCAATGCGATCAACAACACGAAGATCGAGTTCCTCGATTCTCCGTCATCGTCCACTTCAACAACGTACAAGGTTCACATCTTCTCTCCGTTGTCGGTCACGAACCTGTACCTCAACTACGCGATAAACGGTGGATCCAGTTTCACAACGATCTCCGCCATGACGCTCCAAGAGTTCTTCGCATGAAACCCTCCGAAGTAGCCCAAGCGGCCTGCGACAAGCTATCGTTCACGGACTCGGCCACGCTCGCGTTGGCCAAGAAGTTCTGCATCCGCCGCTACTCGATGATCTGGGATTCGTGTCTCTGGAACGATACCCTCGGAGTCGTCTCAACACCCGTCACAGACGGCCAAGAACTCGTCACCATCTCCGAGTACGTCACCGCCACGTACACTTCCGGGACCGGTTACAACATGTTCCTCGACTTCCCGGTCGCATCCCGTTTCACGGTCTCCGGTGATACCGATGGTATCGAAGTACCAGCCGCCGAATGGGTTTCGTTCTTCCAGCTCGATCCCAACACTTGGAACAACGTCGATAGCCGCAAGTCCACACCCGGCAACTTCGTCAACTGGGCTCGCGTCCTCGGAGTCTCCTACGGTGAAGCCGGTGTCCCGCGCATCAAGCTCATCCCGACACCCAATACCAACGGCACCCTCTTCATCCTGGGCAAGAAACAGTCCCAGATGCGCCAGTTCGGCGAAGCCCAGACCATCTCGAACGATACCAACTTCGAGCTGCGCGGCGTCGAGAACGCACTGATGGCCTACACAGAAGGCGATCTCCTCGAATACTCCCGGCAGTACGGGAAGGCGCAGGCCAAGTTCCAAGAGGGCGCTGCTCAGGTCTCCATCATGAAAGACATGGAGCGTGGCCAACAGCAGCAGATCAGCCGCATCATCCCGGATAGCCTCTACGATTACACGTTCCAGGACATCCTCTAATGCCTTTCCAATCCTCAGACGCGCTCGATGACCAGATGCTTCTGGATGGAAGCACTGGCTTCTCCACCGGGGTCATCTCCGCCACTCGTCCCGATGCCATTCCTGCCACCAGCATGGAAGAGGCAATCAACATGGACTATGACGACTTCGGCAACCTCGTCACACGCCTCGGGACCCTGTCGCTGACCGGCAACAGCGAATCGCGCAACTGGGAAGACATCATCACCAACTGGGAGTCCACCACTTCCAACTTTGCCAGTAACCTACCCACCAACTCGCAGGTCTTCTCTGGCTTCTATTTCGATACCGCGGCTTCCGAGCGCCTCGTAATCGCCGTTCTCAATCGGAACACCGGTACCAAGGATCTCTACTACGGTTCACCCGGAGTCTCGTACAATTCGATCGCAAGCTCGACGATCAACGACGCCTCCCGGTTCGTTTACTTCGCACAGCTCAACGACAAGCTCTTCTACGCGGACGGCTATAGCGCCCTGCGTTATGTCACGAGCACGAACACCAACTCCGCGATCACTGCCGGCAAGATCAGCCGCATCGATGTGATCAGGCAGGGTTCAGGTCACAACTCGATTCCCACGATCACCATATCGGCTCCGCCAAGCGGTGTAACCGCTACGGCCACCGCCATTGTGGCCAATGATGGCAACCTAGTTGCGATCACCATCACGAACCCCGGCAGCGGTTACATCACGGCTCCTACGGTTTCGATCTCACCGGCAAACCAGTCCCACGCGGTCGCATTCGTATCACTCGCCGCCCCCGCCAAGCCGCTCTATCTCACCACCCACACCAACCGTCTGTGGGCCGTGTCCGCAGATACCACCATCCAGCCAGATACCCTCTATTTCTCGGACATCCTCGATGGCGAGTCGTGGGATCCGCTCGGTTCCATCCGTGTCGGTGGCGATGGTGATCCAATCCGCGGTCTCTACTCGTGGTTCGGTTACAAGCTCCTCGTCTTCAAGGAACGCTCAATTTGGAGCGTGGATGCCGATCCTACGCAGGATCCAGCCGATTGGGTCATCACACTCATCTCGGGCAATATCGGCTGCTCCTCGCACCGCTCGATCACCGCGGTCGGTGCCGATGTATTCTTCCTGTCTCGCGACGGCATCCGCTCAATGGCGCAGATCCAAGCGGGTACCCAGACCAGCGTTGGCCTCGCGCTCAGCAGCCCGATCAACGACCTGATCAGCCGCATCGACAAGACCAAGCTGGAATACTGCGATGGCGTGTTCTGGAACAACCGCTACCTCTTGGCCGTTCCGTTCGTTACCGCTGGTCCGTTCTCCATCGGGTTGGAAAGTGAAGAAGCACTTCTGCTCGAATCCGGTTCTTCAATCGAACTCGAAGGAACCTTCAACCAGAACAACGCGGTCATCGTCTACCACTCACTGGCCCGCTCGTGGCTCGGTTACTGGGACAACTGGCAGGTCAACGACTTCATACCCACCGCCTTCTCGAACTTCGGCCCCGTGCTCATGTTCGCCGGCGACATCATCTCGCTGAGCGATGGTGCTGGCCAAGTCTGGTCTTTCAACGACTACCTACCCAACACCCGCCTCAGCCCCGTGCAGCAGTCTGCTTACCTCGACGGCGGTAGCACCTACCAATCCACGGTCATCACCAAGGCGTACAACCTCGGGGAACCCATTCCGGACAAGATCGGATACAGCATCCAGATCGCGCTTGATAATCCGTACGCTTCGAGCATCGGCGCATCGCTCTCATACGCCACGAACATGAGCGGGACGTTCACCTCGATCGATCCCGCGATCAGCATCCCGAGCACTCAGAAGTTCCTGGCGGCTTACAACCTCATCAGCCGAGGACGTTGGAACAACATCCAGTTCAAGATCAACACGACCAGCGGAAGCCGGTTGAGTCTCCAGTCCACGATACTTTCTGGCTTTGTTGATTCTGTGCGTCCTCAGCAATGACCGCACATCCCACCATCATCGAAGCGGCACAACTGCTGAGACAACATTGGCCTACTTGTTCCACGTGGAACGATGATCAGTTGCTCAACTGGATTGGAATCTTCAATGCCAAGAAGCTGATCGGAATTGTGAAGAACGAGGATGGTAAGTGCGTTGGCGTAGGGGCTGTTCGATTTCTCAACTCGATAGAGGAGTCTGAGGATCTGAACAACAACTTCCCAGACGGTCACATCGCGTGGATCGAGATCGCTATTGGTGCTGAGCCATATGCGGTTCAGACACTCTGGTTGGCCATGATGGGGCTGTGCTCGAAGAACGTCACCAAGCTGGGTGGGTTCCGCAAAGGCATTTCCCGTTTGTACGATTTTGACAGGTACTCCAAACTACTGATGAACCGAAGGATTTCCTATGGGCGGCACGTATAAAGCACCAGACATTGCGGCGGCAAATCGAGAAGCCGTGATGGCCTCGATCGAAACCTTTCCGCTCCAGCGCGAGATTGAGGCAGCATCCCGGATAGGGGCCGAGGTTCGGGTTCCTATCTACAAGGATGGAAAGGAGACCGGTCAGTTCCGAACGATTGATTTTGGTCCTGTTTCCGACATTGCTCAGACGAGGGCAATCGGTCAGGCATTGGCCGATCTGGCTCCAATTCAGGCGCAGCGTCAGTTGGAAGCCGCTCAGCAACGCCTTCCGTCTGGTCAAACTATTGGTGAAGCGTTCGCTCAACAGCGCCGAGCCGAGCTTCAGGCTCTTGATCCCGAGCGGTATGGCACCGCCACTCAGCCGGGTCTCTACGCCCAGTTCCTGAGCGACATTGGCAGGGCTCCCATCTCTGAGACTTCTCCCACCGCTCCCACCTACGAGCGCGTGGGCATGCCTACTGGCCCGCAGGATACCGGCTACGCCCAGTCCATTCGCAGCGATCTCGAGCGCCAGATCGGAGCCGGTCTTGCTCAGGCTGGCACTCTCGATCCCACGATGATCCGCGCTGCGGAGCAAGCCGCTCGCGCCCGCGGAACCGCTACCGGCAACATCCTCGGCAACCTGTCCGCTTTTCGCGAGGCCCGTGCCGTCAACGAGGCGATCGCCAACGCGGATGTGCAGCGCCGTCAGCAAGCCATCGGCCTTCTCCAGAGCGGCCAGACCACGAGCGATGTCGCCAATCGTCAGGCTCAGGAGGCGTTCAACAACATCCTCGCAGCCACCGGTCAGCGGAACACCGCCATGCAGCAGAGCTTCGCCGGTCAGATGGCCGCGCAGCAGCAGCAGCAGGCCGGTCGCCAGCAGAACATTGCCAACATCCAGTCTGCCCTGGGACTCCAGCCGATCGTCTCGCAAGCCGCCCAGCTCGGAGGTCTCCAGCAGGGCGCTTCTCCGTTCGCGGCTCCTCAGCTCATGCAGGGTATGCAACAGGCGGGTCCGGGGCAGTTGATGCAGATGGGTTCGAGCTTCGCGCTACAGAACGCCCAGAACGCGTTTGAAGCCTCGAAGGCCAATTCTCCTCTTGCCATTGCTCAGGGCGTCACGAGCAGTATCGGAAACCTCGGTCAGGCATTCAGCGGATTCGGCCTTGCCGGCTGCTACGTGGCCCGCGAGTGCATTCCCGATCAGTGGGAGGCGTTCTACTTCTGGAAGGAGCTTGTCGGTCCCAAGTGGTTCAAGAGCTTCTACGACAGCAATGCCGAGAAGTTCGCCAAGTGGCTCAAGGACAAGCCGAAGACCAAGAAGATCGTGGCCAACTGGATGCTCGGTCGAATCAAGAGCCTCATCCCGAAAGCCTGATCAATGGCAAACGATACCAGCACAGATACGTCAGGATCTGGAACGGATTCATCAAGTCCGAATCAGGCGTCTGAGAGGCTATATCTTGCCGGCGACCAGTATCTGCCATGGGGAGCAATCATTCCTGGCACGGGTGGACTTCGAGTTGGAGATGAATATGTCGATAACGCTGGGAATCGCTGGGACTGGCAGATCGATGACTGGGAATACAATAGGCCAGCAGTCGATCTATCGACCCCTCCAACCCCTAAGTTCGGACCAGTAACTCGATCCGGATACGCCCAGCCTCCGGTCGATCCGCTGAGCTACTACTCGACTCCTGAACCGACTCCTGAACCGACTCCGTACACTGGTGGGCCAACAAGGTGGACCGAGATCAATCGTCCCGCTTTGGATCTGAGCAATATCCAGACGTTTACTCCGGTTTCATCGCCTGCTCCTGAGCCAACCTCGCCTCCTGTATCTCAGCAACCAACCTACAGCAGCGAGGGAGAAGACTCTGGAACCAGCCTGATAACCGATGAAAACAGGGAAAGGTACATCAGGGAAGGCGGGATGAATCTTCAGGGACCATCGGAACCCACTCCGGTGAATCCTCTTCCTGAGACATCTCTCCCAAAGGTGGAAGATGTTAATACCAACATTTTCTCAGGCGTTGTTACAAACCCCGTCCAAGGAGGCGAGAAGCCTTACTACATAGAGGACACTGGTGTTGCCGGCCCCGCTATAGAGAGCAAGCCTATCACTCCAGGGTTGATCCCGTTGGATAAACCTCAATTCACCTTACAGCCCACAACCAGTTTTCCGTCAACGACCACTCGCAACCCCATCGTACTCCCCGGTGCCTCGGTGCTGAGCAGGCCAGTCATCACGACCCCGTTGCCCGAGCTTCCGGTAAACCCCGTGCTGACTCGCAATCGGGACATGGCTTCGAGCAGGTACTTCCGCGATATCAACTACGATCCCGAGGAGATCCTCGCCGCGGCGATGCGAAGCATGGGCGGTCGCATGGCCCGCCGGTCAATTCTCAACGAACAGAGCTAACGATCTATGGCTACACCCGAAGAAATCAGAAAGAAACTTGAGACTCAGGCTACGCAGCGTGTGAATCCGCTGCTCAAGGGCCTGACCATGCTGACCGGAGGTTTGGCCGGCGAGTTCACTGGTACCAACGAGCAGATCCGCCAGCGCAATTTGGCCAAGCGGGCTCTGATGGAAGAGGATCTCGCTTCGTTGCAGGAGCAACGGTTGAACGAGCGCATGAAAGCGCAGCGCGGTCAGATGCTTGAGGATGAACTCAAGAGGATTGCTGCTCAGGACGAAGCGATTGCTCGTCGTCAAAGAGATGCCGAAATCGCTGCTCGTGAAGCAAAGCGTCCTGAAATGCGCGGATTATTGGAATCTCGCCCGAATTACCAAGTCGGAGGAGATCGCGGACTTGGTGGCGCAATGGCCGCTCCAATCTCTGCTCTTGAACCAATCGAAGAAGTTGAGCGGCAGTACTCTTATGAAAAAGCTCTCCAAGATCAGGAGCAAGAGGCTCGCAGGATCAAGAGCGGTTACATGAGCTACAACATTCCTGGCAGAGGAACTGTTGGTGGCACTCCGGAACAGATCGAAGCGATGGCTGAAAAGGATCCAGTGCTGAAGAAATTTATTTCTCAAGCACCTTCTGAAGAGCCTCCGTTTTCGACCAGTTGGGACACTAATCCTTTTACTGGTCTTCCGACCGTGAAAATGAATTTCAAAGGATCGACGCCATACGAAGAGCAGAAGAAGCTGGTTGAACAGTTTATGGGTCGAAGTGGATCAAACCCGTTTTCTGGAGAACCCGCTTCTGGAGCACCGTCTGCCAAGAAAGACGAAAAGCCTACCAACATCCCCGGATATTACGTGCGATTGAAGCAATAACCATATGCCAATCTACGAGGTCACTCAGGAAGAGACGGGAATCACTCTTGAGCTTGAAGGTGAGCGGCCTCCTAATAAGGAGGATATTAATCGCGCATTCGCTTTTGCGGGTGCTCAGAAGTACGCCAATGCACCGATTTATGGTCTTGGAGGATCAGTTCTTCAGGCTCCCCCGAGTCTGTACGAGCAGGCCAAGTCTGTTGCCCCTTCTTTGGCCCGTGTTGCCGCCCCTCTCGCATTCGGAAGGCCGATGCCTGAGGACATTGCGACGACCGGAAGAGTGATCCAGCAAGGTGCAGAGGCTGTTCGCAGGCTGACCGGTGGTCGTGAAAAGCCCGAAGAGTTGCTGCAAGGCGCTTCTCAAATCGAGAGAGAAGGCATCTTGGCTCTTGGTTCAGCTTCCCCAGAAAAGCGGGAACTTGCTGCCTCTCTTGGTGGAAGATTGGGTGAGGTCGTCAGCGAATACACTCCGATTCCTGAATCCGTAACTCGTCCCGTCGGACAGGTGGCTGGTCAGGTTTCGGCTGACCTTTTGTCCCCAATGAATCTGATGAGCCTCGGCATTGCCGGTGCCGCTCGTCAGGCTTCTCGCATTCCGCAGTTGGTTGCAGGTGCTGAGTTTGCAGAGACAACCACGCCTTCAGCGGTTCGTGCTGC